GGAGGCCTGGGCCCACATGCTCGCGACCGCAGTCCCCCAGGTCCCCTCGTTGGTTGCCGCCCACGAGCTGGGCCCGTCCAGGTTGACCATGCCGCCGGCGGCGAACCCGGGGATGGAGCCCTTCAGGTGATCCACTGCCCCGGCCTGCACCATGCCCTTGGGGACGACGACCTCGCCGGGCATGAGCATCGCCAGGACGCTGTCCTTGCCGGGGGTCCCGCCGGTGACGAGCATGCCGGCGGCGCCGAACGTGAGGATGGAGGTGGACGGGTTCTGGCCGGCCAAGTGCGAGATGGCGTTGAGGGTGCCCTGGGCGGTGGCGGTGACCCCGACGTTGACGACCTTGCCCTTGAGGTTGTCGATTGCCGCCTGGAGGTTGTCGATGAACGTTTTCGACGCCTGGCCCTTGATCCCGACGTCCGCAAGGTCGGCGATGAGCTTCGCCCGGTCCGCGGCGGTGCTCGCGGAGTTGTTCCCTGTCTGGATGATGGAGTCGGCGAGGTTCTTGATGTCCCCGGTGATCGTGGGCGTGTCGGCGCCCAGCTTGTCCAGGTCGGGGATCAGGGAGTTCTCCCACTGGCTGATCAGGGTGACCTGGGCGTCGGTGAGGCCGTGGGTGCTGTTGGCGAGCTGGTCCTGGAACTGCTTGAGGTTGCCGAGGTCCTGCAGTTCGCCGGGGGTCAGGTTGTGCAGGGAGGACAGGTGGTCGATCTGGGTTTGCAGGTAGCCGTTGAGGTCGCCGACGGACGCCCCGCCCTTCTCCAGCGAGTCGAGGGAGGACTTGATCTGGTCGACGTACGCCTGGAACGACTGCTTGGAGGAATCCGACGCGGTGCCGGTGTGTGCGATGGACTGCTGCAGGTTGTCGAACGCGGTCTGCCCCTGGGTGACGGCCTCCTGCTTGGTCAGGAGGTTCCCGACGAGGGTGTTCCAGATGGCGTCGAACGCGCTGAGCTGGCTGCTGGCGGTGAAGACGTCATTGCCGAAGATCGTCATGTTGGTGCCGAGGGACGCGGTGCCGGTGATCGCGGCGGCGTTCTTGTTGACGTAGTCCACGATCTTCTGGGTGAGCGACCCGACGTTCTCCCCGGCCCCGGCGAACTTCGCGGCGCTGATCCCCGCCGCGGTCGCCCACTGCTCGATCTGGGTTTTCGACACCCCGAACTTGTCGCTCAGCGCACTCAGCCGGTCCTGCATGTTCAGGGCGAGCTGGGTGAAGGCCTGCGACTGGGCGCTGACCTGCTCGGTGGCCGCCCGGGCGGCCTGGGCGCCGAGGCCGCGCAGGTTGCTCGACTGGGCGGTCGTCATCTTGTCGTAGCCGGCGGCGACGACGGCGAGCTGCCCGGCGAGCTTCTCGTACCCGGCGATGTTGTAGCCGACGGCATGGTCCTTCGCGGCGAGCTCGCCGACCAGGTCGACGCCGCCGCGCAGCTTGGAGAACGCGACGACCAGGCCGGTGACGGCCGCCGCCCCGATGACGGCCCATCCCATGGGGCTGATCGCGTTCAGGGCGATCTCCCCCAGCAGCATGCCCTTCTCCGCGGCGGTGGCGCCCTCGGTGACGAGAATGAAGCCCTTGACCGCGTTCGCCATGCCGGCGATGCCGCTGACGAAGCTTGACCCGGCGAAGGCCGCCATGCCGACCGCCATGGCCCGCAGGCCGCTCGCGACCGGCCCGAAGGCGAGGGCCAGCCCGGTCATGACGGGCACCAGCAGGCCGGTGTTCTGGAGGAACCCGACGACGGCGACGGCCGCCTGGGCGAGGAACGTGACCACCGGGGTCAGGGCGGTCAGCACGGCGGTCAGGCCGGCCGACACGGCGCCGATCAGGGCGGTGGACATCTGCGCGAGGGCGGCGGTCAGGACGGGCAGGACCGGGGCGAGGCCGGTGACCAGCGCGTTGACCAGGTTCGCGAGGGGGACGGCGACCTGCTCCAGGGCGGTGCCGAACACGGCGAACACGCCCGTGTTCTCCAGGATGGTGAACACGCTGGTCAGGGTGGTCGCGAGGATGGCGAGGCTGGGCGCGAGGTGCGTTATGAGGACGGCGACGGCGCCGAACGCGGAGGCGAGGTCGCCGATGACCGCGGCGGCGAACGACGCGATCACCCCCCCGATCTGCACCAGAGGAGGAATGAGTGTTCGAATTACGCCTGTGAACAGCACGAACACTGGGGCGAGGGCGGTGGCGAAGACGTCGGCGACCTTCATGATGACGGGCAGCAGGTCACCCAGCAGCCCCAGGAGCCCCGACAGGATCTGCATGCTGGCGCCGATGGCGGGCGCCGCCGCGGAGAACAGGCTGCCCAGGTCCTTGCCGAGGGTGCCGAGGATCCCGGCGAACTGCGACACGTACGGGAGGGTCGCCTTGATCACCACGTTGATGCCCGGCAGGATGTTCGTGACCAGCCCGAGGACCGCGTTGACGAACGGGGCGAACGCCGGGACGGCGGTTTTCGCCACCCCGAGGAGCCCCTGGACGAGCCCGCCGACGCTCGCGGTGACCGACCCCATCTGAGGGACGACCGCCTGGAAGATCCCGGACATCTGGCTGAGGATCCCGGGCAGCAGCCCGATGCCGCCGCTGACGATCGCGGAGACCCCGGCGGTATTGGATTTCACGAAGTCCTGCCAGGCGCCCTGCACGCCCGTGATCGCCTTGGCGAGCCCCTGCTGGGCGGGGGTGAGCTGGGAGAGCGCGTTCTGGTAGGCCTTCAGGGCGGCGACCTGCTTGGGCCCCGGCTGCGCGTTCTGCAGCGCGGTGAACGCCTGCACCGCGGGCTGGACTGCGGCGACCGCCCCCTTCGACACGATCGCGACGATCCCGCCGACCAGCGCCACCCCCATGCCGGTCCCGGCGACCCCGGCGAGGGCCGGCAGGGCGCCGAGGGCGGAGCCGATCGCCCCGGTGATGCCGCTGACCTTCGTGCTGACGCCGAGGATCCCGGGGCCGATCCCGCCGGCCAGCCCCTTGTCGAGGGCGCTGCCGCCGCTCCTGCCCGCGTCGCCCGAGCTCTTGACGAACCCGGCGAAGAACGGCCCCAGGTGCGCGCTCATCCCGGCGAAGAAACTGGTCCCGGCCCGGTCCCCGGAAGCCTTCGCGTCCTTCTCCGCCTTGCCTGTCGTCGCCGGCGGCAGCAGGTCCTTCACCCAGGACGCGAACGAGGACATCCACCCCTTGCCGGAGCGGTCCCCGCTGGCCTTCGCGTCCGCCTCCGCCTTCGCCGCCGCCGTCGGGTCGATCCGCTCCTTCACCGTGTCGGTGGTGGTGACGTCCCCCGGCCCGGTCCCCACGATCTTCTGGGTGATCGTGTCGGTGCTGGTGAACTGCCCTGCCCCCGGCTGCCCGGCCGGTATCCGCGGCTGGGATGACGCCGCGGTCGCCGCCTGGCTGAGGACGTCACGGACGACGCTCCCGCTGTTGCCCGCGGCCGACGGGGACGGGCCGCCGCCGCCCGGGGCGCTGACCATCTTGCCGAGCAGCCCCTGGGTGGCCGCCTGCTGCGCGGACGGGGCGCCCGTCACCGGGTGCGGGGAGAACAGGGCGTTCAGGGCGCCGAGGATCGATCCCTGCGGGGAGGACCGCAGGCGGGACATCGCATCCTTGCTGATCTGCTGGTCTAGCTGTGCGAACTGCTGCCTCGCACGGGACATCGAGGACTGGTCGAAGACGGCCGCGATCTTTACCTCGTGGCGGTCCTTCTCGAACTTCCGGACCCGCGCTTCCGCCGCGTCCATGTCCTTGTTGAACTGGTCGGTGCGCACGGAGAGTGACGCTTCTATGGCCCCCGCGTCGAACACTCTCCGTCACCACCTCTCCTAAATCCGCCGTCTTGCCGCCGGGTTCGCCTCCAGTTCCGCCCGCATCGCGTCCAGGTCGATCACCGCGGTCCCCGCCGCGACCCGCCTCGTCACCGGCACCGCCTCCGCCGCCGGGGCCTGCTGCACCTGGAACGGGATGTCCGGTTCCTCGCTCAGCCCCTCCAGGTACATCTCGCGGTAGTGCCAGGGCAGTGCGTCCCACTCGTCCGGGTCGAAGTCCAGCCACCGTTTCACGGCGTACAAGATCACCCGGCGGCTGCGGACCGCAGGGTCGTCACCTGCGCGTTCCCAGCGCCGGGCGCGGCTTCCGGGTTCATCACCTGCTCCCGGAGCCAGGAGTAGAACACGACCCGGATCCGCATGGGCAGCTGCAGCAGCAGGTCCCGGGACGGCTCCCCGGAGCACAGTTCCCCGAAGATCCCTGCCAGTTCCTGGTGGAACTCGCCGACCACCGACGGGTCGAGCTCCTCGATCGCGTCCACCAGGTCCGCCGGGTCACGGCCGCTGGCCGCGGGAACCAGGTCGGTGCCGGGCTCGCCCGCGGCGTCTGCGGCCCGCTGCCGTGCCTTGTCCTGCAGGCGCGCGACCAGGGCCTTCACCTCGGTGAGGAACTTGACGATCTGGTCGTCGGTCGGCTCCCGGATGACACCCTTCGCCGGCAGGAGCGGCTCGAACGTCCACTCCAGGGCCTCGACAACCGTCGCGGCGTTGAACTTCGCCAATGCGTTACCCCTCTCCCGCTTAGCTCGTCGCCACGGCTGTGAGCTGTATGAAGCTGATGGACGAGAACGGGCAGATCGCGCTGAGGGTCAGCGGGTACAGGCGCTGCTGCGCGGCCCGGCGGAACGCGGTCTGCACCTGCCCGGCGGACACCACCACCGGGATGGACAGGACGGTGGCGAACCCGTAGGTGTTCTTGGCGACGAGGGCGGCGGACAGGGTCGCGAAGGTGGTCGACAGGGTGAGCACGCTCTTGCCCGGCTGCCCGGCCCCGGCAGGGGTGGTGGCGATCGACCCGCTGTTGCCGTAGGCCAACGAGATGTTGGCGAGGGTTTCCTCGGACAGGTTGCACGTGAAGGTGAGGTCCGCGGTGTTGACCGCCACGCCTACCGGCGTCGGCTGCTCCTCAATGTTGATATTTTGAGTTGTGGGGTTGTACGTCTGGGTGACGCCCGCTTCTGTCGCCCCGACGTACGACCAGCCGAGGCCGAGCCACGACGAGCCGACGCCCAGGTTCGCGTCCGACGGCAGGGTCGCCCCGACCCCGGGGCTCGGGTTGGGGGCGGTGAACAGGATCCCGGTGCCGAACAGCACGTCGGTGGTGCCGTACGCCGGCGGGGTGTAGGGCAGGCTAGGCACCTGGCGCCTCCTCGAGGGTGACGCCCGCCTCGCCCGCCGCGGTCATCAGCTGCGGGACGGCGTGCGCGGGGACGGGGGTCGGGTCAGCGCCGACGGTGACCCCGCCGGCGGTGAAGCTGTCATGCGGCTCGGTGACCCGCAGGCGGACCGTGCCGGGCTCGGGCGGGAGTGCGGCCTCCGCCTCGGCGAGCTGCGCGCGGAGCTTGCCGACCCGCTCCCGGGCGGCGTCCGCGGCGGGGACGGCGGGGGGCTGCTTGCCCGCGGGGGCGGGCACGGCCGGGGTGTCTGTCATCAGGCTCAGCTCCCTTACGGCTGCACGGAGGACATGGTGTAGGCGCGGACGAGGAGCTGGGTGGTCAGCGTGAAGGCGACCGCGTAGCAGCCGAGGGCCGCCGCCGGCCAGGACGCGATGGTGGGCCCCTGGGCGATGCCCGTGGGGACGACGTTCACGTTGTCGATGTTGTAGACCGACGGGCTGAACGGGCCGAGCCACCCGGACTCGTTGACGGCGATCGTCCGGGTGGTGGTCGCGGGGAGGATCTGCCCGGCGAGGACCTGCCCGACGAGGACCTGCGTGATGCCGCCCGCGTTGGTGGACCCGCAGTAGTACCACAGCCAGGTGTTGCCCGACGCGTTCGGGACGAGGACGACGTTGTTGCCGCCCCACGCCGTGATCGTGGTGCCGGTGTCGTAGCCGTAGACGGACGGCAGGCCGCCGGCGAAGAACGACCCGGAGGTGTTCTGCGCGTTCAGGTTGTAAGGCTGTATCGGGGTCGTGACCAGGCCGCCTGCCATTTATCCGCCTCCGGTTGTGAGGATGTAGTTGGCCGTGTACTCGAACCGGCGGTCCGACGGGTCAAGGGGAAGCGGCGACGGCGGGGAGCCGAGGCGCTGCACGTTCAGCACCGGCACCCCGTCCACCAGCACCGGGTGAGGGCCGTGCAGGATCACGTAGTCGAGGAGCTGCGCGGCCGCCTGCGCGCCCAGGGGATCGTCGGAGCCGCCCCGCAGGCGGGCCTGGAACGACCAGGCGTCCGTCCCGGCCTCCTCCGTCACGAAACCCGGGCCCCCGGACGGGGTGATGAACACTGCCTTGTCCGGCTCGGCGAGGACCTCCGGGCCGGCGTACAGGGGGAAGCCGGTCTCCTGTGACGTGTCCCAGCCCGTCATGGTGAGCCAGTCGATGATGACCGTGACCCGGGGCGTGAGAATAACTGCGGGGATGGTCATGCGCTCACCGCCCGCCCTTGCCGGGCACCCGGATGACCTTGCCGTGGCGCGTGAAGAACCACGGCAGCCCGGCCGCCTGGAGCGCGCGCATGCGCGCCCGGCTCTTGACCTTCAGCTCCTCGGCGGTGAGCCGGTGCTGCTTCGGCGGCCGGTCGTAAACCGTCCGCTCCCCGAGGGTCACCGAGGGGTGCCCGGACCTGCGCAGGTCGGTGAACTCAACCGGCGCGGTCACCTCAACCCGGTCGCTCAGGTGCTCCATGCTGCGCTTCATCGCAGGCTGGCCACCGTCGTGCAGGACCGTCCGCGCATAGTCGGAGAGGTAGTCGCGGTAGTTGTCCATGAGCGGGGCCGAGAGGTAGCGGGCTTGGCCACCCCTCGGGTGATGTAGCTC